GGGCTACAATACAAGACGACGGGCCAAAGCTTCAATGACGCACAGCTAATCGAGTCGCGCAAGCATCAAGTGATCGAGGTGTGCGCGGCGCTGGGCGTGGTTCCGGCTGTGCTGGGAATTGACGACAAAACGCAGGCGTTCGCCTCGGTCGAGGCGATGATGCGCTGGCATCTGCAGCACACGTTGCGCCCGTGGCTGACAGCATGGGAGCAGGCGCTGGACCGCGACGTTCTCGACAAGGCCGAGGGGCCACTGTTCGCAAAATTTGACACCAGCGACATGGAAAAGGCGAGCACGCAGGAGAGGGCGCAGAGTTACCGCGATCTGGTCGAGTTGGGCGTGATGACTCGAAACGAGGCGCGCGTTCTCGAGGGTCTGCCGCCGCTGGACGGTTTGGATGAACCGCTGACGCCCCTGAACATGCAGGGCGGCAATTCGCAGGAGGCAGACAATGCCGAAGAAGATTGAGTATTTCCGGGGCCGCGCCCTGGAGGTCAAAATGACTGGTGAGGACGGCCAGATCGAGGGTTACGGCTCGGTCTACGGCGTCGAGGACAAGGGCGGCGACATTGTGGCCGCTGGTGCGTTTGCTGAAAGCATCAAGTCTGGCCGCAAGCCCAAAATGCTTTGGCAGCATGATCCCTCCATCCCGATTGGCGTCTGGGATGAAGTCTATGAGGATCAGCGCGGCCTCGTGGTCAAAGGGCGGGTGAATTTTGACACCACGGCAGGTCGAGACGCGATTGGCAACCTTCGCATGGGCACCGTTGACGGCCTGAGTATCGGCTACATGGTTCGGCCAGGAGGCGCGGACTATGACGCGAAAACCGGTATTCGCACGATCAAGGCAGCAGACCTCTGGGAAGTGTCAGTCGTGACGTTCCCGATGCAGGATTTGGCGGCTGTGCATTCGGTCAAGTCGCAAGACGAAATCGACGCCATGACTTTGCAGGAAATCGAGCAACACATGCGCGAGGCATGGGGCGCTCCCCGCACCGAGGCGAAGCGGGTTCTTCATCGCCTCAGCACCATCATTCGCGAGCGCGAGGCCGCTGAATTGAAGGCTGCACAAGCAGAGGCCAAGCTTCAACGCCTGCTGGCGTCGTTGCGGGCCTCTTGAACCAACCGACAATCAGAAAAGGAACCGTCATGTCGGATGATCTGAACAAGACGATTTCCGAGCTTGGCACCGCCTTCGAAGAATTTAAGGCGACCCATGCGCAGGAAATCAAGGAGCTGAAACAGAAGGGATCGACCGATCCCCTGACCACGGAAAAGCTGGGCAAGATCGAGCACGATCTCTCGTCTCTGGAAGAGATCAAGAAGCGACTGGAGGCCGCCGAGGTCAAACTGGATCGCCCTGGATCGGCCAAGGATGGCGCGCGGGTTTCGCCGGAAGAAGCCAAGCACATCGAAGCGTTCGATGCATGGGTTCGCAGCCCCGCCGACCCGGAGCGCAAGCAGGCATTGCAAGCGGCGGCTCTCGAATCGAAGGCGGTTTCGTCCAGCACTTCGACCGGCGCCGGCCACGCGATTCCCGAAATCATCGGTGCGCGCATTTACGAGCAGTTGCAGCAGGAAAGCCCGATGCGGCGCGTCCTGAATGTGATCACGGTTGGTTCCAGCGACTACAAGGAACTGGTAGACGTGAACGGCGAAACGTCGGGCTGGGTCGGGGAAACCGGATCGCGCACCGCGACGGATACGCCGATCCTGGAACAGGTCGCGCCGACGATGGGTGAACTGTTTGCCTATCCGTCGATCTATGAACACATCCTTGACGATGCGTTTTTCAATGTCCAGTCGTGGCTGATCAACAAGGTCTCCGGCGAGTTCGCGCGCAAAGAGGGCGAGGCCTTCATTTCGGGCAACGGGACGAACAAGCCGACCGGCTTCCTTGACCCGACGCCGGTTTCGACCGGCGATTTCGACAGCCCCGCCCGGACCTTCGGTATTCCGCAATATGTCGCGACCGGCAACGCGGACGGCCTGGGCACCCTGTCCACGACTTCGCCCGAGTTCTACCCGGGCGACGTGTTCTTCGACACGATCCATGCCCTGCGCCCGCGCTGGCGGCAAGGCGCGGTATGGCTGATGAACACCACGACCAAGGGCGTCCTGCGCAAGCTGAAAGACAGCGAGGGCAACTACCTGATGCGTCAGGGCCTGGAAACCGGCGAGGGCAACATGCTGCTCGGCTACCGGATCGAGGAAATGGATCACATGCCCGACATCGCGGCCAATGCGTTCCCGATTGCCTTTGGCAACTGGTCGGAAGCCTACATGGCTGTCGAGCGGATCGGCCTGCGGATCACGACCGACGACAACATCACCGCCCCTGGTCAGGTGAAGTTTTACGTTCGTCGCCGCCTCGGCGGGAAGCTGCGCAACGATCAGGCGCTGAAACTGATCAAGTGCGCGGCCTCGTGATGATGGGCGCACATGAAGCGGGCGGTGGCATTCGTGCCACCGTCACCCACTCTTTCAAGGGGGTTGCGGACGGGGAAATCTACCCTCGGACATTCGCGCCCGGTGACGTGATCACCGGATCGCTTGCCGTTTCGGCTATTGGCTCTGGGCGGGCGAAGGCAACCCCAGCCGGGGCACCGGAAAACAAGGCCGACGCGCCAAAAAAGGTCGCTGGCCCGGCTGGTCAGGACGAATTGTCGTCATCGCCGCCAGCGGGCCAAGTCAAACGCAAGCGGACCTCGACGCGGCGCGCGGCAAAGCGATCTTGATCGCGATCAACGAGACATGGCGCTTGGCCCCGTGGGCCGATGCGCTCTACGCCTGCGACGAGCGATGGTGGCGGTTACGCGGGCCAAACAAGGACGAGTTTCGCGGCCTTCGCTTTATCGGCAAGGGCGCTTGGGATGGTTGCATCCCGTGCGGTGTCAAGGCGGGCGACAACGCCATGCATTTTGACGGCCAGCGCCTCGGTGCGGGTGCGAACAGCGGGTTCCAGGCGCTTAATCTGGCGGCGGCTGCGGGCGCTCGGCGGATCATCCTGACGGGCTACGACATGCAGTGGACAGGCGACAAAATGCACCACCATGCGGATCACGGGGCGGGCCTGACAAACCCCGAACGCCGCATGTTGGAGGGGTGCCGCCGTATTCTTGACGGGGCCGCGCCTGCACTGGCAGCGCGGGGGATTGAAGTTTTGAACGCTACCCGCGAAACGGCGCTGAAAGCGTATCGGCGCACAGACATGAAGGCGGCTTTGATTGGCTGATATTCACGAGGCAAACGGCGCGCGATTCATCGCGGCGAATGACATGATCGTTGCTTGGGAGCGCAAGACCGGTGCGACGTTTGAGCCAGAAACGACCGCCTGGATGTTCGAAAAAATGGCGCAGCGCGAGGGGGCATTCGTTGACGTGGGCGCGGCGACCGGATGGTTTACGATCCCGATGATCCTGCGCGGCTATGAGGCTCACAGCTTCGAGCCGAACCCGGCTGTCGCTGCTCGGTTGCGCGACAACGCTGTCTTGAACAATGTTGAGTTGAACTTGTGCGAGGCGGCGGCGTCCGTTTCCAAGGGCGACAAGGTGCTTTTTCGCAACCCGCGTGTGCCCCTGACAAGCGGCGGCTCTATCGAGGCGGCGACGTGTAGCGGCCCGCAGCGTGTGACGGTTCGTGGAGTGCGCATTGACGACGAGGTCCAAGGCCCGGTCGCGCTGATCAAGATCGACGTGGAGGGGCACGAACTGAGCGTTTTGAGCGGGGCGCGGGCGATTATCGAAGGGCAGCGCCCGCCCCTAGTGCTGGAGGCAAACACGGACGGACACCGCGACGTTCTGGCGGCGTGGATTGAGGCGCGGGGCTATTCGTGGCGCATGGCTGACACAAGGAACATGCTTTGCGAGTGCTGACTGTTCTACGCTCTGGCGGGGAATACCTACCCGAGCATGTCGAGCGGTTGGCGGCGCAGGTCGAGGCGTTCGCGCCCGGCGTTGAATTTGCGTGCCTGTCAGACGTGCCGGCGCCCGGTCGTATCGACATGCTGCACGGTTGGCCGGGCTGGTGGTCTAAGATCGAGGCGTTTCGACTGCCGGGGCCGATCCTATACATGGACCTCGACACGACGATCTGTGGTGATCTGGCTCCGCTTTTCAGGCCGGATTTGCCGTTTGTCGTGTTGCGTGACTTCAATCCGAAGACCCGCGAAATCGGGTCCGGTATCATGGCGTGGGGTGGCGATGTGTCGGCGCTCTACGAGACGTTCAATGCAAACTCGCAAGGGCATATCGCGGCCAATCAGACCACGCGCTGGTGGGGCGATCAGGGCTTTATCGAGCAGCACGGACCCGCAAGGGAATACTGGCAGGACGTTGCGCCCGGTGCGGTGGTGTCTTGGAAAAAACACTGTCAGGGCGGCATTCCCGAGGGGGCGCGCGTCGTGGCGTTTCACGGCAAGCCGAGGCCGTGGGAGGTCGAGCATGGTTAACTATCCGATCCGCCTGCGCTACGTTCCGCCCATGTGGGCGCTGGACGTGACAGAGACGGGCAGCGAGCCGTTAACGTTGGCGCAATTCAAGGCGCAAGTCAGAGAGGACGCGGACGACGAGGACGCGCTGCTGGCCGGCTTCGGCGTGACGGCTCGGCAGGTTGTGGAAAGCATGACCGGGCGGGCGATTGTGCAACAGAACCGTGTTTTGCGCATGTCCCGGTTTCCTCTTTCAGATCGCCAATACATCGAACTGCCGGGCGGCTACATCCAGTCGGTTTCAAGCATCACCTACGTTGACGCGAGCGGCAATTCGCAGAGTTTCACCGATTACGAGGCCGATATGAGCAGCGCGGACGGGACGGCGCGCTTGTGGCTGGCGAGAAACGCGGAATGGCCTGACGT